GTCTGGAATTGGGACAGTTGAACATCAGACAGGTGTTCGATGGTGCCAGCAGAGGAGACAATCACACGGTCTTTGGTAGACGGTTTGGCAGCTGTCCCGGTCTGCTTTTGTTTCGGCGCGGGAGCCTTATGCGTGTCCAAGTCGTCCCATTCCTGCTTGGTCCACAAGCTGAGGCAGATGCCGAATCGCATACTGGCGTTCCGCAGGAAGTCACTTGCGAGTTCCTTCAAAATGTCCTGCTTGTTGTGCGCAACCGAACCGATACCGAGTCGCCGGATACCGTGGATGGTCAACCAGCCCGCCATGTGTGCGAAACCGTTCTCAACCCGGTATGCGGGCAGGCCGTCCTGGTCAAACGCTACAGGTTCCCATGACCACAGCGGGTCCACTTCGATGAGGATGCGGGTGATGTCGGCATGGCCAACAAAGTCCAGTTGCATCCCACCTTTCGGGAGTTTGCCAACAATTTTCGGGTCTGGTACCGCATAGTCTTTGAGTACCTGCAACAGTTTCTTCTCTGATTCCATCTCACTTGCCTTTCAGGTTGAATGTGCGAACAATGATTTTCTTCTGATACTTCTCAGCCAACTTCGGGTTGTCTGCTTTGAACGCTTTGGAGTCGAACGTGGTGCGCTGCTGGCCTTTCCAGGTTGCGACGACCGCACCGTTGATGGTTGCGGCGTCTGCATCCCCGATAAGTTCACACAGCTGCGCCTTCAACTTGTCCTCCAACTCCTCGTAGGATTTCAGTTCGTTCTTGACGTGACGCAACTGCTTCACCACTTCGAGATACTGCTCATCCAGTTCAACTACGGTGTCGGCAATCGGGGCGGGGTAACGCTCCTGAATTGATGCAAACGACCAAGAGACACCAGGTGGTGTCATACCCATGTCGATAGCGGCCAACCACTCGGATGCCTTCTCAATGTGTTCTTCCTTCTCCGCGTCGGATACTTCCTGTACGTGGATGTGAAGTTCGTGTGCACCGTCAAACACGCCCCAAGTGATTTCGGGGGTGTCGGCACAGATGGCCTGCTGGATGCCTTGGATGCGCCAATAGTCGAAGAAGTTGCCGGGGTCCCACGGACGGTTATACGTTTTGATTTCTACGATGCGGCGTTCGTCACCGTTCTCGTAGAACCCGTCGATAGTGGAGATGAGTCGTGCGCCACGGTCGTCGTCGTATGCGAACATTTCTTCGGGGGTGAAGAACGGGATGTCAAGCCGTTCGCTGACCCAGGTGATGACTGTCGGTTCAAGGTCGTTGCCGCGCTTCATCGCCCAAGTCGGTTCGGACGGTGTGGGCGGTACATCCGACAGCAGTTCGGCTGCGAACTTGTCCGGTGGTACGAACCGGTGCAGTCCGTAGATTGCTGCTGCTGCGCTGGCGGAGATGCGCTTGCGACCGTGCTCGTCGCGGAACCTGAGGTTGAGCCATTCCTGTCCGCCGTGTTCAGGCTTGGCTATCCGATAACGTTTGAAACCCATCTAGGGCCTCCCTTCCTTGTGTCGCTACGCACCCTAACAACGGGGTGTGCGCAATGCAAGGACCCTAGGGTTGCAGCTCTCCTGTGAACGGTTTGAGGAACTGCATTGACCTGACCATCCCCTGCGGGATGTAGATAACGTGGTCCACGAACCCGTCAGGGGATTGCGACTGGGCGATAGTCAAATGTTTCGGTTTCCCGCCGTCATCTTCGGGGATGAGCAGCCCGCAGGTGGCGACGATGTGCTCGTCGTCGTCATCTTCGTCCAACGTGCACCAATGCCCCGGCCCCTGGTGGGCGTCAGCCCATTTCACCAGCACATACTGAGGGTCAGGCTGCGTCATCTCGCCCATAATCAGGCTCGCCTTCCTGTTTGCACTCCCAACAGTATTTGCCTTCGGAAACAGGCCATGCGTTTCCACATGCCGGGCAATACAACCAGCCTCTATCGGACATGGAACCAGCCTACTATGCGGCGGCAAAAGCCTTATTTTGTAAGGCTAACAGCTTTTGGAAGGCTCGCATGAACTGTTCTATTTCGTTCTGCGGCACGATTGCCTTCTGTAGATACCGGACCAGGATTTCGATGTCTGCGGCTGTCATAGGAGCCGTCAGAGTAGCACCTAGATGTCGCCCTTCAAGTGGTCGTCAATGTGGTTGTCCAACTTGGTTTCGATGCGGTTCAAAGAGTCTGCAACAACCGCATGGTCGTCACGGTTTTCTTTCCTCATCGATTGCACAAGGGCCGCTAAGACCGTGCCGACAGCCCCGATGACTGCCACCACCACTATCTCGCTCACTCGTAGAAGCCTGTTCTATCCCAGCGGCGGTTGAGAAAATGAGCGCCAACGATAACGCTAACAAACACAACGCAACCAAGAACAAAAAGACCAGTAAAAGTGCGAACCATTTCAAGCCTTGAGTCCCTTCCTGCCCTTCTTCTCCTTGCGGGAGGGCTTCGCTACCTTCGTTGCTTGTTCAACGCTACCTGAAACAATGTCGGCTGGGAGACTGTCGCAGTCGAAACATTCGAGGTGCCAGATTTCAAACTCTTTGTTGTTAGGGTCGCCTACACCCCATGCCCAACCGTACTTTTCACAGTTGGCCTTCAACCAATCAACGTGCTTTTGGCTGCCGCCGAGATTGATGAGTTTCTTGTTGACTACCGCAGCGACATCGACTGCGCAACCCCACCCGTGTTTCGAGGTGCCAGGTGTCCCTGCCGGGGCCATACCGTCCTTGAGGAACCAGGTCTTACCCTTGTAGGTGCGGGTGATTTGCGGGACACGCTTCGAAGGTTTGGTCGTGTAGCGGGAAGCAAACAGCGACTCCTGCTCCTTCAACGTGCGGAGTGCCCCAACATGGGAAAACTCCAGCCCGTCCGCTTTCGCTGCTTCCACCATCTTGTTCCAAGCCATTGCAGCCCGCCAGTAAAGCTGGCCGTAGGGCTTGATGTTGGACAGAAGATGCGCCGGGATGTCCCCATTCGGGCACTTGTCTAGTTCCTTCGGGGTGGCAAACTTGCGGGAAGGGTACATCAGTCCTCGTTCTTCAACTCAATGGCGGTCAGAATCACGGTGCAAACAAGCAGAATCCCTGTAATCCACAGGGCTTGGGTGCGGGTTTGACCGGACAATGTGATGATGATGTAGGCACTTGAGCAGGCTGCGACAATCAGGGTCGCTAGGGCGGCAAGGTACTTACTCATCGGAGTGAGAATAGCATCCGCTCTAGTTCTCACAATTTGAGAATTGTCTTACCGTTTGCGAGAAATAACAACTGGTGCAGCAGTCAAAACAGCACCGATTGCGACAAGGGCGCGGCGTTGGCCGACCGTCACATTCGAGTCAGCCGGGACATAAGAGTCCAGCCCGCCACCAAAAATGTTGACCTGTTCCTCAAACTCCCGTTTCACCTCGGTCGGGGCAGCGGAGACGGCTTGGGCGATGGCTTCTAGTTCGGTCGCAGTCAGGTTGTCCAAGTTATCTGCAATAACTGCAACCGCCTCGGAGATGGCTTCGGGGGTGGTCGCCTCCCCCAAAACAGACACAGCCTCCAAAGGGGTGTCTACAGGCTGACTAAACGGGACGGTTGTCGTGGTCGGGGCAGGCGGGGTGGTCGCAACAGGGCGCATTACAGGCCCCTCAGCGGGGCTTGTAGCGGGGCTGACGGTGCTCGTTGACGAAGAAGGGGCGGTGGGCGCGGTTCTGGGAGGGTTCGTGCTCACAATAGAAGTGGTCCCCACAGATGTGGCCGTCAAAACCGTGGTCGTCGTAAGGTCCAGGGATGTCGTAGATGACGACGTTGACGACGTTTCCAGCGGAAGGGTGGACTCGGACAGGACCGTCGTCGTCGTCTCCGGGATGGATGTCGTGGAGCTGGTCGTTGACGATGGCTGCGAACTGCTTGTAGGTGGCAATGAGGTCGGCAACTCGGTTGAAGGCGGCACGATGCTCGTTGTCGTCTCGGGGGTAGTCGTCGTCGGCCACGCATCCACCATACTCGTTGTGGTCACATCAGGCAAGGATGTGGTTTCCTGTACCAAAGTCGTTGATACGGGCGGCGGAACTTGTACCGCAGTGCTTGATAACTCGTAAACCATGCCGTCACGCCAAGCGTCCGGGTTGCCGCAGCACACCCCAGCCCTAAGCCTGTACCAACCAGGTTGCAGTTCTACAGAGATATGCGACTGCAAGTTATACCAGTCGTCGTTCGCCGCAACCAGGTTGCCTTCGCTGCCATACAGCCACAGCATCGGGTCAGAGAACGTCTGAGCCTGATAGGTGCGGGCCTCAAACAATGTCGGTTCCGCGAACTCAAACCAGTAGTCGGTCGGTTCTGTGACTTCAAGATTGTCAGCTTTGACGATGGTGGCTAACGCCACAAGGTACAGCCCGCAGGCTATGCAGACGAGGCTACTCGCTCGCCGGAGCATCGGCCTTCTTGCCGAAGGCAATGGCCACTTCCTCCTTGGAAAGCACACCATCCTCAGCCCAGAAGCGAAGCAACTGCTCGGTCACTTTGGCTGCGGCGATAAACCCTGCGAGAGCAGCGGCTTTCCACAATGCGATGTCAACAATGGCACCACCTGCGATGGCGGCAAGGGCGGATGAGCCAAACACAGCGAACACCCGTCCGATAACTGACTGAATCTTTACCATATTTGCTCCTTAGGGAATTGCTATCCAGTTGACACGCACATTTGCGTTCGATGTTGAACCAATCGCCTTCACCTGAATGTTAGTTGAAGTGATTTGAATGATATTGAAACCAACCCCAGGACCAGCATTGTGGTCGCCGTTTGTTACAACTGCGGTGCTAGGGGTCGTACCCATGCCATGTGGGACATCGCCCACGCCTGCCGAGAGGGTTACAACGGTTGAACCAGATTTGATAACAGTCTTTGCCATCGTGACTGCACCATCGGCAATGTCCCCAGTGGCAATAGTCCCATCAGCAATCTTTGCGGAGGTAACCGCACCATCAGCAATGTCCCCAGTAGCAATAGTCCCATCAACAATGTTTGCTGAGGCGACAGTAATCGCTGTTGGCAATGCACCTGTTGCCAACTTGGACAACGCAATGGCGGCAGAGGCGTTGATGTCAGCGTTGACGATAACGCCAGAACCTATGGCCGTGACACCGGATGAATCGACAGTAACGTCGCCAGACAGCGCTGTTGCAGTAGGTGCATTGCTGGCGTTCCCCATCAGAACGCTACCCGCTGTAATGTTTGCCAACTTGGTGTGAGTAATTGCAGCAGAGGCGTTGATGTCAGCGTTGACAATCGTCCCGTCAGCAATCTTGGCTGAGGTTACAGACCCGTCTGCCAGGTCAGCGGTGGCGATAGTCCCGTCAACAATGTTCGCAGAGGCAACGGTAATAGCAGTTGGAAGGGCACCAGTAGCCAACTTCGAGAGAGCGATAGCGGCTGAGGCATTGACATCAGCGTCAACAATCGTCCCATCCGCAATCTTCGC